TGAGCTCCACCTCGGCGTCCAGGTTCTGGTACGCGGCCAGATCCTGAGCGAGCTCCGGCGTCCACTTGGCGCGCAGCTTGCGGGTGTTGGTGACAACCGCGGTGCTCTGGATCTTGAGGTTGATCTCCGGGATGACCGGGGTCGGGGTCGCGCCGAAGTCCGACTCGAAGTTCGGCAGGACGAGGGTGCCCGTGGTCGACGCCACGATCGTCGAACCGACCGTGTAGCTGACCTTCGCCTGCGGAACCGCATCGACGGTGCCCGAGACGATGAAGACCAGGTCCTGGCCGTTCGGCGCCACCTTGGTGTGCCGGCGGTAGACGATCAGCGCGTTGCCGGTGCCCTGGCCGCTGCCGTCAGCAACCGGGACGCCGTCCGTGGTCGCAGCCCACGAAGTCGAGGAGCCCGAGAGCGGCATCCACTGCTTGATCGCCGCGATGTCCGACGCCGCTTCGCCGAGGGCGGAGAGGGTCGTGTACGCGCCGGTCAGGGTCAGCTTGGTGAGCTGGCCTGCAGCGATGGTGCCCGAGAGGTCCGGGTCGTAGGCCACGTCAGCCAGGGTGGCCGCCGAGAGTCCCTGCGCGAAGGTCTGGGTCGAGACCTTTTCACGCATGGAGTACGACGTACCCAGGTTGTACATACCCTTGGTCGCAAGGTTCTGCGTGCCCGGGGCCGTCTGGTCACCGAAGAGCGAACCGCCCGACGAGAAGTCGTCGTTCTTGTTGCCCGCCTTGACGTTGGCGTACTGGTAGTCGAGGTAGAACAGGAGGCCCGACGGCAGCGAGAGCGGCTGCACCGAGACGAGCTCGTTGGCGATGAGGCCACCGAACACGCGCCGGACGATCGGGAATGCCACGTTCTGGAAGCCCTGGAGGTCGCCACCGACCGAGTTGGACTCGGTGAGCAGCTGGGCCGCCTGGGACTCCAGGAGGCGCGCCATGTTCGACTTCGCCTTGTTGCGCGGCGAGTCGGCCAGGCCCTCGAGGAGGCCGGTGCGCTCCCACTTCTTGACGAGACGGGCGGACTCCTTCAGCATGTCCTGCCGGGAGATGCCCTCCGTCAGTTCCTTCATATCGAATGCCATTTTTCGTTTCTCCTAGTTCGTCTTTGGGTCTGGGTTACTTGAGCAGGCCCGCAAGCTGACGCATGCGGTCGTACTTGCCCTGCCCCTCTGCCCGATCCACCGACTCACGGAGGATTTCCGGCTTGGGCGCTCCCGACGTGCGGGGGCGCTGGGCGTTGCCTGTCGGCTTGCGAGACTTGGACTCGCTGAGCGGACCGGCCGATGCCTTGAAGGAGCTCACGATGGCCTCGTAGACCATCTTCACCTGGGCGACCGACTTTGCCTTGTCGATCGATTCGAGGACGACCTGCTTCTGCTCCTTCGTGAGCCGGCCGTGGGTGTTCAGGATGCGGTTGACGTGCAGGACCTTGCTGTTGAACAGGTTGGTCTCGTGCAGCGTCTGGCCGAGGCGCTTGATCAGGGTGACCGCTTCCTTGAGCTTGCCGCGGAGCATCTTGTTCTCCGCGAGGCCAGCCTTGAGCGCCTCCTTGATCTGGTAGTCGACGTGGTCCGGCGGGACCTCGGTCTCCCAGTGCTTCTCGCCCGTCTTCTTGTCGGCGATGCCGGTTTCCTTGGACGCCTGGTCGAGCTCGCCTCCACCGACGATGTCCTTGAAGCCCTTCGACACCTGGGCCTCGGTCTGGAGGGCAGCCTCGTAGACCTTGTGGAGCTCCGATTCGGAGATCTCGACTTCCTCGTCCATTTCGTCCTTCTCCTTGTCCTTGCCCTCCTTCATGTCGGGCTCGGCTTCGGCATCTTCGCCGAGGTGAGGAATGGACATGCCGCCCATCCCCTCGTCTTCCATACCTTCGGCGCCTTCGGCACCGTCACCACCGGCTTCCATCTCGTGGCCGCACTTGGGGCACTCGAGGTGTTCGCCTTCTTCGACGCCGTGCTCGTGGGCACCGGTCGCACTCTCGGGATTCTCATCCTCGCCGTGCTCACCCGGAAGCTCCATGTGCTCCTCGCCGTCTTCGGAAAGCTGCGGGAAGAACCCTGACAGCGACTCGAGGTCGAGCTCCTTCTCCTTGTCGTCCTTCGCTTCGGCCATGTCCTTGTCTCCCATGTTCTTGCCTTCCTGGTACTTCTTTTCCTTCTCCCGCTTCGCCGGAGAGTAGTAGTCAGCTCCCTGGTCGTTCACGCGGTCGACGCTCTCGCCGGCAAGGGCGGAGCGGATCTGCTTCTCGAGGAGTGCCTTCACGCCGGGAGCCATCTGCTCCACGATCTCGTTCTTGGCGGCTTCGAGCGCGGCGGCCTTCAGGGCCTTCGCGTCCTTTACTGCCTCCTTCACGAGCTCTCGTCCTTCCTTTGCGGCCATGTCGTCCTTTCCTCTCCGGGCGGAAACTTCTACATCTAAATAAAGACGCCCAGAATAATTTCGCTCTTTTTTTTAGTTTCTCGATTCTCCGCGCTTGAGTTCCAAGCGTCGGTTGAAGTCTGCCCTTGCGCGCTTCCTCCGGTTCTTTACCGAAGGCTTCTCGTAGCCTCTACGCTGGTAGACTTCCTGTATGATGCCCTCATTCCTCACCTTCTTCATGAACCGCTTGATCATTCTTTCCGGCGATTCGTCCTTCCGGGGAGCCACCTCTACGTGTCTTGCCCGAACAGGTTCGTGCGAGGAATCCTTGCCCTTCTTCATCAAATCACTTACTTTCGGCCGGCTGCGGCCTTCTTGGCCATTCCCTTGGCGCCGTACTTCTCGCGACCGATCGAGGCCGCCAGAGCACCGGCGTTCTTCACGCCCTTCTTGTGCGCGAGCTTCCCCTTCAGCTTCTTGAAGCCGATGTGCTTCTCGTCGACCGAGGTGTTGGGCGGGGTAGCGTCTTCCTTCACCTGACCGAGGCCACGGCGCTGGAAGTCGTAGTAGTGCATGGCCGCTTCCCAGATGTTCGTGGGGACGGCAACGGGCTGGGGAACGAGGGCTGCCCAGGCGCTCGACGGATCGGGAGAGAGCTCCTCGGAGATCATCTGGCCGATGGCCTGCCGAAGGGCCGACTCCATCTTCGTACCATAGATACGGTCGTCGATGCTGTGCGGGGTGTTGGTGTAGGGACCGAAGTTGGCGGCACCCTGCGAACGGTAGAGGTTGAAGCCGCCCAGGGCAGGAGCGAAGTCAAAGTTCTTGTCGACGATCTGGCCGTCGGCGCGGTGTTCCGCCTCCGCGACCTTCGCCTTCTTCTTCTTCGCCTCGTTGATGGCCGTCTGAACCATGCCACGAAGCTGCTCTACGGTGATCTTCATCTACAGAGGCTCCTTGTCTAAATAGACCAGGCTTGAAATCTTACTTCTTTTCGGGGATTATTCCATGCCAAGCATCTTGATGAGGGCCGCCCAGGCGCCTTCATTGGCCAAGATGTCGTAGTCTTCCGACCACCCGGTCATGTAGCCACGGCCCGAGGGGTTGGTCTTCCCCAGTCCCTGGCCGAATCCAGATCCGACCACCTGCATGAGGACCGAGGGGAAGCTGTCGAAGTCCGTCAGCTCTTCTTCCGAGGGGGGTTCTTCGCCCTGGTCGTGCTGGATCGTCTTCTCGAGCTCGTCGTCTGAAGAGTCTTCCCAGTGATCTGGATCGAGGACGGCAGGTTCTTCCACGGGAGGGACCAGAGGATCTACCACGGACTCGTTGTAGGAACCGAGGGTGTCCATGAACGACTCGTCGTCGTCCGTCTTCTTCTTCGGATTGACGGCCCAGTCTCCGCCCATGCCGGGGGCGACGTTGCCGAGCTGCTGGCCACCCTTTCCCGACTGGGTGAAGTTCATCGGAGTGCCCGATGCTTCCTCGAAACCAGACTTGGCGGTGACACCCTTGCCCTTCGCCGTGAGGGGACGGACCAGGGTGCGCATCTTTCCCTGACCACGTCCCTGGCCGGTGCCGGAGAACCGCGGGGCCGTCAAGGCTCCGCCGTCGTCATCACGGTCGTAGGGGAAGTCCTTGGGCTGAGCCTGGGGCTGCCACTTGTAGGCCTTGCCGACGTAGTCGGCGTCCGGACGGCCCATGGCACCGATCCATCCCGAATACGGAGCCTCGAGGATCGTGTCCAGACTTTCGATGTACTCGTCGAGCCTCACCTATATTATACCCGGCGATCCAACGCCTTTCGCTGAGCCTCGAGCTGCTTGAGGCGGGCTTCGTCGATCTGTTCCTTGGCGGCCGGCGGGGTCTCCCCGTCCAGGTTTCGCTTGACAGCGCTGAAGTTCACACCCATCTTACCGAGCATCTCCAGCGGGACGCCTTCCTCCCCGTAGAGAGCCTGGGTCTCGCCCTGGGCGGAACCTCCAGCCGACTGCTCCGGGAGAGCGGGACGGGTCCCTTCGAACATCATGGCCAGGTTGGGATCTCCACCTGAAGCCCGTTCGATGGCACGCCGCTGGGCTGCCTGGGCCGCGACGCGCGGGTCCTGAAGAGCCTGCTCGGGATCTTCCCCGTAGACGTCCGCCAGCTGCTTGCGACGGATCGCCTCGGTCTGAGACTGCTTGCCACGGACCAGCGGGCTCTGGTGGTAGATGCCCTTGTGGTCGTTGGCCATCGCCTTCGGAGTCTCCTCCTCCCAGTCCTCCTCGTTGTCGCCCTGCATGAGCTCTCGGAGGTTGGTAGGATTCCCCTTGTGGACGTGTCCAGCCTTCGGACGTGACACCGGGGTGACCGCGGCACCTGCCACCTCGGCCATCACCTTCTTCAGGTACTTCTCAGCGAGCGCCTCTGCGATCAAGGAAGGGAGGATCTTCGTGACCTCCTCCTTGATGATCATGCGGATGGCACCGCGGAGCTCTTCCATCGAAATCTTCATCTATCACCTCGGCAAGACGATGTCGTTCAGGGCGCGGAAGATCCGGTCTTCCTTCTTGAAGACGCGGTGGGGCTCGAACTCCACCCTCTTCCCCTCTGCGAAGAGGTAGGCGCCCGGGGTCGAAGGCTCCGAGACCATGTCCCAGCAGATGATCTGGTAGTCGTCCTGGACGACGTCGTGACCCTCGTTGGTCTTCTCGGTGGAACCGACGCCGCGGCTGCTGATGCCGAGCTTCACGCCGGCTTCCAGCAGGCCCGCCAGGATCTTTCCCGAGGGCAGGCTGTCCAGCACCTCGACCCGACCCATGACGTTGTTCCCGTCCCACCACATCTCACGGACGACGTGGCTGACGTTCTTCAGGCTGACCGAGGAGCTCTCCGGGTGGTCGCACTCGCCGACGGCGCGGGACTCCCGGACGGCCTTCTGGTAGTTCTCCACCTCACGACGGAGGATCTCCATCGGGTAGATGCGCTTGTTCTGGTTGAGCTGGTTCGCCTTCTGGATGATGCCGGTCAGCATCAGCTTGCCCTGGTTCTTTTCCCGGGACTCCTTGATGACGTCCGAGTTCGAATCGACGGCGATCCACTCACGGAGTAGCTGCTTGGTCTGCATTAGGAGATCTTCCTGTACTTCTTGACCAGGACCTGCTTCAGCAGGCTGATCTGGAGAGGGGTGAGGTCGGCGACCATCTCGTCCACGCCGTCTTCCTGCTTCTCCAGGTAGCGGTCACGGTTCATGACGGCCTTCTCGAGCTCGTCCATCCGGTCGAGGATCCGCTCCTGCACCTGGATGAGGTCGGCCCGGAAGAGCTTGGACTCGGCCGGATCGCACTTGGTCAGCGCCACCTTGGCCTGGTCGGAGAGCTCGATCTTCGGGACACCGTGCTCGATGTAGAGAGCGATCGGTTCGACGGCCGACTGGCCGACGGTGGCCGAGAACGGGAGGTAGGTCTTCCCACCGCCGGTCGCGGACTTGATCCCGCCCATCTCCTTGATCTTCACCTTCTTGCCGACGGCCTTCTGGATCGCGCCGAGCGCGTCCTTCAGGACCTTCTCGGTCTTCTTGTCGATGTTCTTCTGGAGACCCTGGAACTTCTTGTCCGAGGTCAGGGCCTGCTTGCTGAGACGGGTGATGTACTCGTCCCAGTTGGAGCCGGTCTTTTCCTCGTGGAAGAGGGACTCGTTCACCAGCAGCCCGATGGCCGCCTGGAGAAGGGCGAGACCTTCCGGTCCGTCCGCCGCGATCTCCTTGGCGTCCGGGGAGACGGTGACAGCCACGGACTCCTTCTTCGGAGCCGGAGCCTTCTTCTTGCCGGCGTCGGTACCCTTTTCCTTGGCGGCCGACTTCTCCTTCTCGGCCCGCTTCTTCGGGTCCTTCAGGAGCCGGTCGACTTCCTTGCGCAGGCGCTTGAGCTTCCCCGGGTCCTTCGGCGGGAACCGGCTGAGCTCCGCCTTCTTGGCACCCACCTTGGTCGGGAAGTTGCCCACCGCCTTGGACGGCTTCTTCTTGCCCTGGTTCGGGGAGTACAGCACGTAGCCGCCGCCGCCCGCCTTCTTGCGGACGACTTCCTTCATCTTGTTCCGGACCATCTCTCGGACGGTGTGTTCCTTGACCTGGTCTCCGAACTGCACGTAGTTCCCCTCGTCGAGGAGCTTGCAGGTCGACTCGGTCAGGCCGTCGGTCATCGACGAGAGGTAGGTGAGGACCATCCCGTGGGTCAGCTCGGGATCGAGAGCGATCGCCTCGTCCACCTTCGCCTTCCGCTTCTTGATGCCCATGGGAACGGTGTAGCCGCCACCGACCCCGCCGACAGAGTTGCCACCGCCGCCGGAGCCCATCTCTTCCAGATCTTCCTTCTTACTCATTGCTCGAAAGCTCCTCAGCCAGCTTGTGGAAGAGCATCATCTCTTCGATGACGGACTCGTCGAGACGGGAGACATCCAGCTCAGAGAGCTTCTTGGCCGCCTCCACGTAGCGCTGCTTCATGACCTTGTCTTCCTGGACTTCCTTCATCTTGTAGGACTTGACCAGGGTCTGAGCGATGCGGTTCTTGTCCTCGACCAGCTTCTTCTTCAGGTCGGTGGAGTGTTCCGTGACCAGCGCCCGGACGTACGTCTCGAGGAGGGCCTTCTGCCCGCCGGAGAGAGAGTTCCCGTACTTCTCGTTGAAGCGCCGGGAAGCCATGGCGTTCACCAGGTCGTCGACCTTCTCTTCGAACGGCTGGTCCGGCTTCGGCGGGGTGGAGGTCATCCACGCCACCATGCCGTCTTCCAGCTGGATCGCCTGGAAGTTCTCGGAGAGACGCTTGCCGCGGTGGCTGTCGATGTAGAGCTGGATGCTGGCGAGGAGCCGGTACTCGGGCAACCGGTGCTTGTCGAAGAAGTCCCGGCCGAACGTGTAGTTCAGCTCCTTGATGAGGTTGCTCTTCTTGGAGTCGAGCTTCTTGGAGTCGGCGTTGGAGGCCTGACGGGCCACTTCACCGAGGATCCGACGGGCGGTCTCGCTGGTCACCCCACGGGTGTCACGGATCGCCCGGAACAGCTCGAGCTCCTCGGCCAGGGGTTCACCGTCGGAGAAGTACCGCTCGGTGATCTCCACCGTTTGGTTCGCCCCTTCCTTGTCCTGGTCGACGAGCTGTGAGCCGAGACGGCGCACGAGGAACTCGTACACCAGTCCGGAATTACGCTTCTTGTTGTGCTTGAAGGCCATATTGAGATGTCCTCTGGGTTTAGGTTCTAGGTCTAATTAGGAACCCAGACCGTCTTCTACTTCTTCTTGTCCAATTCTCGGGCCTGATCCATGGTCCGACGGATCGTCTCGTCGATCTCCTTGGTCCTCTGGATGGAGTCCTTGAGCTTCCGGTCGATGACGGACTCCGACCTTTCGTCTTCGCTCAGATAGACCCGCTTCCCGATCTGCCGGGCGATGCTGTCCGAGAAGGGACGGTTGATCAGCCTCTTGAAAGCCCGCATGTCATTGGGATCGCTGGCGGTCTGCTTCTTCCGACCGAAGACATGGGTGTGGAGGTTGGTCGACGGGTTGAAGAGGTCGTGCCCCTTTCCCGTAGACATCATGGCGTCGTTCCCCTCGGAGCCCTTGTTCTTCTTCTCGTCCTGAGGTTCCAGCTTCTTGAAGCCGACCCTTGGGTTCTGGCAGCAGGTCGCCTGGGCCGGGTTGAAACCCTTGTTCCAGGGGTAGCTGTGGCCGCAGGTCATGCACTCAAGTCCCCAGCCCTTGTCCTTCTTCTCGGGGAGGACTTCCTTCTCCTCCTCACCAGAGAGGTCGGAGGGTGACGTCCTGTAGGGCGTACCGGCTACACCTTCCGTGGGTGGAGCCTCCTCGGCGCCACCTCCGGGTTCACCTCCGAGCGTGGTGGGAAGCTCCCCCTCGCCAGGAGTCTCTTCCCCACCTTCCGGCGGGGTCTCGCCACCCGCGCCGCCGCCCGGCGGCTGGTTCTCGGTCGGAAGCTGCATGGCTTCCAGGGTGAGGTCCTCGAGCTTGTCGGCCCGCTTCCCTTCCATGACCGCCTCGATCTCGTCGTCCGAGAGGTCGAAGATCTTCTTGTAGACGGTCTTGCGGTCCAACATGCCCTCAGTGGCCGTGCCGGCGATCTCGAACTTGGTCCTCCAGAGCTCCAGCTTCTGCTGAAGGGCGATGGAGGACGGGTTCGCCATCTTGATTTCGAAGTCCACCAGGTCTTCCCCGGAGTACCCGAGGAGGAAGAGGTGGATGATGGCGATCTTGTTCAGCTCGGAGATGATGATCTTCTGGATGCGCTCGATGGTGCGGGCGAACCGGACGTCCTGCTGGGCCAGCGTGGCCTTGCTCCCGATCTCTCCCTCGTAGCCGAGGTACGACTTCGGGATCTTCAGGGCCGCGAAGAGCTTGTTCTGGATGTACTGGACGTCGTCGATATCGCCCGTGAACTGGCCGCCGGCGAGAGTCTCGATCTTCGAGCTCTTGTCGCCGCGGGTCGGGATGAAGTAGTCCTCGTCGACCGAGAGCGGGTTGTACCGCAGGTCCACTCGACCCGTGGTGGGGTCGACGACCTGGGTCCGGCGCAGACGGGTCTTGATCTGCTCCATGAACGACTCGATGTCGGCCGGAGCGACGTTGCCCACGTCGATGTAGAACACGCGCCGCTCGGGCGAACGGACGATGCGGTACACCAGCATCGCGTCCTCGATGAGGATCAGCTGCCGCCAGATGCGGCGGGCCGGCTCGATGATGGACGCGCCGTAGGGGAGGAAGTTGTCGTTGCCCAGGAGCCGGAAGTGGATGACCTGCCAGTTCTCCAGGATCATGTTGCCCTGGGTCAGCCAGCGGAACCGGACGGCGAACGGGTCTTCCTTGTCGTACCCCTCCTCACGCTCGATCTCGTTGATCGGGATGGGGAGCAGGTTCAGGATGCCGTTGGACTCGGAGGCGTCCACGAACAGGACGAAGTCGCCATACTTGCAGAGGTTGCGGGTCCAGCTCCAGGCGTTGAACTCGAAGTTGAGGATGTCGAAGAACAGGGTCTCCAGGGTCTGCTTGATCTCCTGGTTCTTGCTGACGATCTTGATGGTCTGCCCGTGCTCGTCGAAGGAGGTGACCTCGTCACCGTAGATGTCCAGAGCGGAGGCGATCTCCGGGGTGAACTCCATCTCGGAGTAGTCGGCGTAACGGGCGAGACGCTCGTACTGGCCGTAGCTGGCGAGCGAATGGACGTAGAGGGAGCTCAGCTCCTTCTTATAGGCCCTCGCGGTTCCACGCGGCTCATTGAGCTTCTCACCGGCAGCGATCTTGTGACGGACGACGGGGCCTGAACGGAAGAGCCTGGTGAGGCGCTTCCACATGTTCTCGGGCTCTCTCGTCTTTGTCTGCAGCTCAGGCATGTCTTATCCCTTCAAGATCCAGCTATAGTCTTCGACGATCCCGTTCGGCAGGGTGATCTTCATCTTGCGCGGATCTGTCTGTCCACCGCCAAAGATTCCCAGGGCCTGCTGGCGTGCGATCTTCGGGTCCTTGTTGGCTCCCGGAATGTCGGAGTTCAGTGTCGTGGTCTTCGACATGGCGTTCATCAGCTTCTTGTTCACCTCTTGGGTGGCGAAGCTGGGACCCATGACGGTGTCCCTTACCCAGGCCGCGATGGCCCCGGACATCACCAGGTCGTCGTTGTAGCCCTTCATGGCTTCCGGACGACCGTTGTTCCAGATGAACGTGCGGAGCTCCTGAAGGAAGCGCCGGCTCCGGATGACCATGCTCCGAGTGCGGATGTACTCCTCCAGCTTGTTGCAGATGAGCGGGCGGGTGCGCTGGGAGGTGGTGAACCCTGGGATGAGGTCAGGATCGTGAATCCCGAACAGGGTGTTGACCGCCTCACCGGGCTTCTGGTCTCCGCGGCGGGAGTAGTACACGTTGGGGTAGCATGCCAGGCGGACGTGTTCCAGGCAGGCCAGACCGACCTGGTTGTTCTCGATCACCAGCATGGCATTGCCGTAGGTCTCACCCATCTTGCAGAGGCTCTTGGCGAACTGGTCGGGCGGGACCTTGGCGTAGTATTCCGCCACCTGGCTCATGTTCCTGAGCTCGAAGATGTGGGCGGCCGAGTAGTCCTTGCCGTCACCTCGGGCAACGTCGGCCGTGATCAGGTAGGTGTTGCCGGAGTCGTACGGCCACCAGACATGGAGGGCTCGATCTTCGAGCTCCATGCTGATCGGCGGGAGGACGCCCTTCTCGATCTCTTCGAGACGTTCGCCGGTGATGACGGTGTCACCCGAGGCATTGAAGTTGCACTCGAGCTCCTGGGCCACTTCTCGGGGACCCATGTTCGCCGACTTGACTTCCTTCCTGAACCAGGAAGAGGTCTTGAAGCCGGGACGGAGAGGGTCGTCCTCGAGGTCGGCGACGTGTTCCGGGTGCCGCCACCACATGAGACGGGTCGGGTTGAAGTCGTTCTCGCCGGTCTCGGCGTCCGTGTAGAGCTGGTGGTACTTGTTGCCGACGCCGTTCGGGGTCGACAGGATGATGGCGCGGCCGCCGGCCTGCACGACCGGGTAGATACCGGTCCAGAGGTCATCGAAGCCGGGGATGAAGGCCGCCTCGTCGACGATCATCAGCGAGACGGCTTCTGAACGGCCGGCGTCACCTGATGTTGCGATGGAGTGGATGCGGGAGCCGTTCGTGAGTTCGATCGACTTGACGTTGTCCGAGATCTGGTCCGCCAGGACGAGCCACTTCGGGAGCTTCTTGAAGGCGGTACGGACCTTGCGGACGATGTTCT